CGTGCAGATGCAGTTCTTGAATTTAATAGTCTTAGTAATGAACAAAAGATAGCGCACTTAGGTATTCCTAAGATCGTTGACCAGAAGAAATTAGATGAAACTTTAGAGGAGGACTTTAACCCCATAAATGCAGCAACTGGTATTCTAATCTCATTAAACCGACTTCGTATATTTGGTGGTAAGAAAGAGATAGAGCGTAACATTCTAGGGGTGTTGAATAATACCGTAAGAATGCAATCCTATGAGGCAGAGGCTCTTATCTTATTAGCGGATATTGTAAATGAAAACCGTGAAGAGATTAAGTCCATGTATGAAACTAAACGAAATCTTAAAACAATTAACTAAAGGAAACTCGACATGCCAAATGAAACACAAAACTACATTCAAACCACTCTTGAATTTGCTCAAGCTGACCTTAGACCCTATGGGATTAGCTTGGGGTTAAAAGGGCCAGAGTTTAATTCTATTCGTGTAGTAGATCTTGGTGTTAAGTCTATTAAAACATCTGCTATAAATTCACGTAGACAGTATCAAAAGGCTACAGGTGTTCCTGTCGGACAACAAGAATACCTTTACCCGCTAAAAGATGCTGAGGGAAACCCTGTAGTAGATGCTCAAGGTAAGAAGGTTAGTGTTCTACTACAGTACGCAGTTATAAAGCAAGTAGATCCACAACACGCTGAGGGTTTACGCCTTAAGATTGCAAATCAAGCTGAAGGTGCATTTAAGACTGCCCGTCAGATGGAAGAGGTCTAAATAAAGGAGAGAGCCGCATGACTGAGACAGCGCACCAGCCTTGTCCATATGTGTCGTGTGGCTCTTCCGATGCCTTTAGCTACAATAGCAATGGGTACGGAAGATGCCATGCATGTGAAAGAGGTTACCCATCGAAGAGCCAGATGTTTGATTGGGCTAAAGACAAATACCCAGTAGTGGAAAGAGATGATAATAGTATGAGTACAGTTATAGATTATACGCCCAAACGCATAGAAGACCCCGCCAGTGGAAATTATGTGGGTATGCGAGGCATTACAGCTAAGACTATGGAAGACTTTGGCGTACAGACTTATTCTGATCGTCAGGAATATGTATACCCCAGCGGGGGAATTAAAGTACGCAAGCTAGATGATAAGATATTCTACACTAAGGATGGCTTTAAGGGTGATGAGCTATTCGGTATGAACCTGTTTACTGCTGGTAGCTCTAAGATGGTAACAGTTACTGAGGGTGAATTAGACGCCCTCTCAGTAGCCCAAATGCTTAAGAGCCAGTACACCAACCCTGTAGTATCTCTACCCTCTGCTACGCCCTCTAAGAAGCTCTGGGAGAAGTGTACAGAGTGGCTCAATAGTTTCGATAAGATTGTCCTATCTGTAGATAACGACGAAGCTGGTAATGCTGTAGCTGATCGTATGGCTAAACTGTTCCCTAATAAGGTCTACCGTGTACCACACGACAAGTTCAAGGATGCTAATGAGTTCCTGACTAATAATGCAGCAGCAGAGTTTAAGAGTGCATGGTGGAACGCTAAGAAGTATACACCTGAGAATGTTCTTAATAGTACTGAGGACTTCATAAGCCTGTATACTGATACGCCAGAGCATCAGTATGTGCCAACTGGTATTATAGCTTTAGATGATAAGATCTTAGGTTTGATGCAAGGTCACTTCACAGTCATTAAAGCGCCTACAGGTATAGGTAAGACTGAGATTATGCGTTACCTAGAATACAATATGTTACAACATAACATCCCATTTGCTGCATGGCACTTGGAAGAGACTAAGCTACGATCTTTACTTGGTCTTGTGTCGTATCAGTTAAAGGATAATCTGACTCGCAGGGATCTCATAGAGGAGAAGCAAGCAGAGGATGATGTCATACGTGCCATCAAAGAGCTAACTAAGGATGAGCTATTCTATCAGTTCTATCTTAGTGATGGTCAAGGTGCTGATGAGCTATGCGACCAGATTAGATACTTTAGTCAAGCATGTGGCTGTAAGTTCGTATTCTTTGAGCCTATCCAAGATGTAGTATCTGGTCAGTCAGAAGAGAGTAAGGAGCAGATGTTAGCTGACTTATCGGTCAGGTTATCTAAATTATCAGCGGAGCTAAACGTAGGTATCGTAACTATTGCACACACTAACGACAATGGTGATCCTAAGTACTGTAAGATGATTGGACAACGTGCATCAGTTATCTTAGACCTCTCCCGTGACAAAGAGGCAGAAGACTTACAGGAACGTAATACAACGCACATAACAGTGCAGAAGAATCGCCCATGCTCAGAAGAAGGTAGGGCTGGTATGATGCGCTTTAACTCAGAAACATTTACACTACGAGAGGTAATATAGTTGCCAGTATTTGATATAGAAACAGATGGACTAGATAGCACTAAGATCCATGTAATCTCTTGGATGGATGACCAAGGGAATGTGCAACACACGCATGATTATGTAGCTATGCGTATCTTCCTTGAGGAAGCACCAATCCTGATAGGACATAACATTGTAAGGTTCGACATCCCCGCAGTGGAAAAGGTGCTAGGCGTTAAGATAAGCGCAAGGCTAGTAGATACGTTAGCTCTGTCTTGGTATCTAAACCATAGTCGGAGCTTAAGTGACCATAACTTAGCATCTTATGGTGAGGAGTATGGTGTTCCTAAGCCTAAAGTAGAGGATTGGGTAGGCTTAACACCAGAAGAGTATGCTCACAGGTGTAATGAGGACGTTAAGATCAACGCTAGACTATGGCGTGACTTAGAAATCAAACTTAATAAACTATACCCTGATGAAGATGAGAAGTGGCGTTTCACTGACTACCTTACATTCAAGCTACAGTGTGCAGCAGAGCAAGAGGCCCTACAGTGGAAATTAGATGTAACCAAAGCTAAGGGGCATCTAGCGGAATGGAAAGCCATGAAGGCTGAGAAGATAGAGCAGTTAGCTGATGCTATGCCTAAGCGTGTTCTAACTAAGGTACAACAAAGACCAAAGGTAATGTATAAGAAGGACGGTGAGCTATCGTCACATGGCGAAAGGTTTGAGGAACTACGCAAAGAATATAAGCAGCCAGAAGGTGTACAGTCCTTTGTCGTTAGGACAGGTGAAGAACGTGCTAACCCTAATTCACCACCTCAAGTAAAGGATTGGCTGTATTCTATCGGGTGGAACCCAAGTACCTTTAAGTTTGAAAGGGGTAGTGATGGCGAAGAGAAACAAATACCACAGGTACGAAAGGATGGAGAACTATGTCCGTCAGTCAGAAGATTGGCCTCTGCCGACCCTGCTGTTGTCATCCTTGATGGGCTTTCTGTTCTCAGCCATCGTATATCTGTTCTTAAAGGCATGGTTGATGCAGAGCGTGATGGATACGTGCAAGCAACAATCGCAGGATTTACCAACACAATGCGCTTCCGTCATGCAAAACCTCTAGTTAATCTACCCTCAGTGGAAAAGCCCTATGGTGCTGAGATACGTGGATGTCTGACTGCACCTGATGGTTACACCTTGTGTGGGGCTGACATGACTAGCTTAGAAGACACAACCAAGCGTCACTACATGAAACCACTAGACCCTGATTATGTAGCTGAAATGAGTAAAGAGGGCTTTGATCCACACTTAGACTTAGCTAAACATGCTGGTGTTATCACACAAGAGGACATCGACAAACACAACTCAGGGGAACGTAGCTTGAAGTCACTGCGTAAGAACTACAAGGTAGTGAACTACAGTGCTACATATGGCGTAGGAGCGCCTAAGCTGGCCCGTGAGACAGGTATGAGTGTCAAAGAGGCTAAGACCCTTCTGGAAGCCTTCTGGTCACGTAACTGGTCAGTAACTAAGGTAGCTGATAGCTTACGCACTAGAGAGTTATTTGGCAGCATGTGGGTACAGAATCCAGTATCTAAGTTCTGGTACAGCCTACGAAGTGAGAAAGACCGCTTTAGTACCTTGAACCAAAGTACGGGTGTCTATTGCTTTGACAACTGGGTTAAGGGGTGTCGTGAGAAGGGTATCAAGACTGTTGGTCAGTTCCACGACGAGATCATAGCCTTAGTAAAGGAAGGTGACGAAATGGAGACAAAAATAAATATGGAGTACTCTATACAAGATCTCAACAAACAACTGAATCTAAACATAGACTTAGGGATCGACGCTCAATTCGGAAGTACATATGCTGATATACATTAGTAAAAAATATTTATACTTTCGTGTCTAAGATCGTGAAATGTATCCCTATATATAATTACCAGCCTTAATGAAAGGAACTCGATATGGGTAAGAAAGTTTATGTAGATTGTGAGTTAGAGTGGACAAAGTTACGTCCAGAAGACCGTGACATGGGTCCAAATGATGGATCAGATATGGCTAAGAACTTTGATGCTAAGAAGGGTATCTATGTTGTAAACTGTATCATTGACGAAGACACTAAATCTAAGATGGTTGCTGATGGTATCCCAAACAAAGGGTTACAGGCTCAACTCTTCAAGACTAACAAAGAGGGTAAGCAATTCTATAAAGCTACTCGACCCCACTTTAATCCCAAGTTCAAGAATCAAGACACAGGGGAACAAGGTGTTGAAATGGGGCCACCCGTTATGCTCAAGATGGTAGAAGGAGAGTACCTACCTTGGGATTGGGGTGAGGATGGTCTTATCGGCAATGGCACTAAAGCTACTGTTAAGTTTGATGTGTGGGACGGTAAGATTACTACGCTTGAGAAGGTATGTGTTACTGAGCATGTAGCGTTTGAAGCTGGAGAAGAGGCAGTGTTCTGATATGAAAGTTACAATCACCTTTGAGAACGATAGTGAAGAGGACGGGTTTGATGGTAGAACAACTGTTGAGCGTTATGGTGTAGAAGATTTGTATACGCTGGCTCATGTGTATGCGGAAGCTACAAGGGGTGCAGGGTTTACATATGTTGAAGCTGTAGCGTTTGAGAAGGATGATGGTAAGATGGTGTTTGGAGACTTCTGATGGGCAAGCGTAAGGTTCTGATCGACGGTGACATTGTGGCCTATCGGTCAGCCTTTGCTACTCAAGACTTGTTTCCAAAGGATGCAGAAGAGAAAGCTGAGATCCTTCTTGACTACATCTTAGAAGAAACACTGGAGTTCCCTACCCCAGATCAATATGAGATCTATCTTACGGGGTCAGGGAACTTTCGACATCAAATAGCAAAGTCATACGAGTATAAAGGTAACCGTAAGTCAGCAGAGAAACCTATACACCTGTACCATATCCGACAGTACATGGTAGATAAGTTTGATGCTATAGTAAGTGAAGGAGAAGAAGCTGATGATCTTATAGCAATAGAAGCAACTAGACTTGGACCTGATACTGTCGTCGCATCAATAGACAAAGACATGTTGCAGATACCTTGTCACCACTTTAACTTTGGTAAGAACGAGTGGAAAACAGTAGATGACTGGTCAGGACTACAGTTCTTCTACAACCAGATCTTAACGGGCGATAGGGCTGACAACATAATTGGTTTATATCGTGTAGGGCCAGTTAAAGCTACAAAGATGTTAAGTGAGGCTAAGACTGAAAAGGACTTATGGGAAGCCTGTGTTAAAGCCTATGATGGTGATGTAGATAGGGTAATAGAGAATGCTAGGCTACTATGGCTTAGACGTACAGAGGGCGAGATATGGCAACCACCAGTGAACGTAGAAGACACGCAATAAAGAATGGCTACAGATCTGGTTTAGAGGATGACATAGCTAAGGATCTTAAGGACAGGGGTGTAAACTTTGAATATGAGAAGCTAAAGGTACAATGGCAACTTCTTGAGAATAAGACTTACACTCCTGACTTTAAACTGCCCAATGGTATCATCATAGAATCTAAAGGTAGGTTTGTTCAAGCTGATCGTAAGAAGCACTTGATTATACAAGATCAACATCCCTTTCTCGACATAAGGTTTGTCTTTTCTAACTCTAGGTCTAAGTTATACAAAGGTGCAAAGAGTACATATGGGGATTGGTGCAATAAGCATGGGTTCTTGTACGCAGATAAAAGGATACCCGACGAATGGCTAACACAATCCTGATTAAAGTGCATCGTGTTCTTGATGGCCCCTATGAAGACGAAGATGGTAATTACTGGTTAAACTGTAGAGTAGAAGATCCCCAAGAAAGAAACCCAAGTAAAGTTATGTTTGATGAAGAGATCCCGTTTGTCTCCTTTGATGCAGCCTATGAGTTTCAGAACCACTTCTACAGATCAATCGAACCCATACTAATAGAATTTGAAATGGATACCCGATATGACAGCTAAGACAGCAGTAGTATTCTCATGCGCTCACTCAGATCCCTCAACAGGGAATGAGCGTTTCGACTGGCTAGGGGAATTAATCTATGAGGTAAACCCTACCTACATAATTGACTTGGGTGATGGTGCTGATATGCGCTCTCTTAACACCTTTGACACACGTTACCCAGAGGCTATCGTAAGTCAGAACTACGAACAGGACATCAACTGCTACAATGAAGCAATGGATCGTCTACGGAAGAAACCTAGCGAAAGAAAGTATAAGCGACCATATTGGATTGGCTTTGAGGGGAACCATGAGAATAGAATCAAAAAGGCTATTGCACACGACCCAAGACTACAGGGAGACAAGTACGGGATTTCCTTCAGCCATCTTCAAACAGACCACTGGTTCGACGAATACCACGAATACACTAATAGCGCCCCCGCTATCGCTGACTATGATGGCGTTTCTTACGCTCACTTCTTTAGTAGTGGTAATTATGGTACAGCTATGTCTGGTTTACATCATGCTAATAGCTTACTCGCCAATCGTAATCACAGTTCTACTTGTGGGCATAGCCATAAACGTGATCTTAAGTTTAAAGATGGCGCACACCCTAACGGGATTATCGGTTTGGTTGCGGGTTGCTACAAAGGCTCAGAAGAAACGTGGGCTGGACAGGCAAATAGAGACTGGTGGAAAGGTTGTGTAATCAAGCGTGAGATTAGCAACGGTATCTATGAGCCTGAGTTTGTATCACTTAAGAGGTTAAAGGAAATGTATGGGTAAGCGTAGTGACTTTGAGAGGATACCAAGGGATTATTATCCTACACCAATAGAAGCTGTCGAACCTCTTATAGCCCATCTACCATATGAGAAGTTTGATTTTGTAGAGCCTTGTGCTGGTGACGGGAGATTGATAAATCACATACACAAACTAACAGACGGTCTAGGGGAATGCTTATATGCCTGTGACATAGAACCTAGACACCCAGACATTAAGCAGATGGATGCTATGGAGATAAGTTTTGGCAGTCAATATAAGGTTATTGATCTCTGTATTACTAACCCACCGTGGGAAAGAAAGTTCTTACACGCTTTCATAGATCACTGGACAGAGATATGCCCAACTTGGTTGTTGTTTGATGCTGATTGGGCGCACACTAAACAGTCTGCTGCACTTATGACTTACTGTACAAAGATCGTAAGTATAGGCAGAGTTAAATGGATTGAAGGTAGCAAGATGACAGGTAAAGACAACTGCGCTTGGTACTTGTTCGATAAAGACGATAGAAACGCACACACAGAATTTTATGGAAGGTTGATGTAATGCTTACAGCGAAAGATATGAAAGATATGATTGATATGTACTCACAGTTTGTAGAGGACAAGATGATTACTAAAGGTCGGGAACGTCTTATTGAGAATGCTCTAGGATTAACTGGTGAAGCTGGTGAGGTATCTGAGAAGATTAAGAAACTATTTCGTGACAACAGGATTGATGATGACGCAGTGTTAAAAGAGTTGGGGGATGTATTGTTCTATACTGTAGCCTTGTCTAATATCTTTGGTGGTAACTTGATTAAGATTATAGAGTTGAACATGGAGAAGCTAAACGAGCGTGTGAAGAACGGTACACTACAAGGATCAGGTGACAACCGATGAGTAAGAAGAGGACAGGGATGTCATGGTTCTGGAGATATATGAACTACCTTGCGACATGGCGAACCCACAGGATAGCAATCAAGCAACTTAATCAACTAACAGATAAAGAGCTACTAGACATTGGTATAGCTAGATCAGATATTGACCGTA